CATGGAATCGTAACGCTTTTAGGTTAGTGGAAGGATTGGGCAGAAACTAAAGCTCTATTCTTAGAGTTGTATCCTGCGTGCTTACCTTCAGCGCGGCGCTGTCTAATAGCCTTGCCCATAACACTTCCTTTAGGTTGTGTACCATGAACTAACAATGCAAACGGTTTATCACCAAAACAGTGTGAATCATCGTGATCAACTTCTAAGCCTAATGCTTCAGCTTCAGCATCATCTTTGACAACAACTGAGTACCTGGGAAAGTATCCCTCATCGATTAGATGATCCCATTTACCGCCCTTACTAGCAGTAAGATAAAAGTTGTTTGGCAACTCTAGAAGGTGGAACAATTGCAGACTTTTAGAGTAGCAATAGAATTTAAGATCAGGGTTGAGCTTTGCGACTTGAATCCATGCGTCAAGATAAGCAGCACTGAAAAAGTCTCCTGATTCATGAATACGAACCAAGGTGATACCTTTAGATCGGTTCTCCTGGATACTTGTGTTGATTAACTCTACTGCAGTGCCGACTTTTAATGCTGCGGCAAGTAGATCTAGATTCTCTTTTCTGTTATTATATACCGCATCGTATTGTACTTCAGATGATGCCGCAAAGCACCTAAAGATCATATCACTACCGTCAAAGATTGAACGCTTGCCAGTGTCACTATCGACGCCAACAAATGCCTTGCAGATGTTAGCACCAGGACAAGTGCGTCCAGCAGGTAGACTAAAGACTAGACGTTTGGTTAACTTAGCGTTGCCCTTTGAAAAGTGAAGTTTAGACATGGTGGAGATCGTGATAGATTTTGGATAGTGGACAAGTAAATCAAAAGCCTTGATCTAGTGCCTCAAATAGGGCATCCTTTACACTTGAAACACTGGTGCCACTGAATTCAAAGATTCCATAGTGTGCTGTATACAATGGTTGATTGTTTGAATAGTGGTCGGTGATGTATGCAATAGCTTGCACATTCTTATCGGGATCAGCGTCAGGATTTTTCCTAAAGATCAATTCAAGGTAACCTGGAGCATTCTCCTTGCGCTTTGAGTAATACTTAGGTGCGTCCATGATTGTCGTAACGTTTGTCATGATTAGGCAAACTCCAGTACTTCAGTGGCAATAACAAACTCTGAGTCGATACCTAAGAACTCACAAAGATCATCGGGATTGAGTGATTCAAGTAGCACTTCGTCTACATCCTTGATGATAATTTGATATGTGCCATCAATTTGTGGGAAGACTTCAGTGATGATTCCATCATCCATGTATTCAGAGATTGGGGTCTCTTCGTCAAGTGTGATGCGGAGGTTGAGGGTGTCCATGATGTTTGTTTGGCTAGTGGAAAGAAAGGCCCACCTAATGATGGGCCGTTAATGATCAGTAACCTCTAGCAAGAATCAAAGATTGGAGAACTTGACAGCGTATAGAGTCATTCATGTCCTCATGAGCAAGACGGTATTCAAGCCAGGCAATGTGTGCCTTAAGATAATCAGACATTAGTTTGTGTGACAAGTGGAATAGTTTCTCTCACTAAATGGAGAGAATGGCAGGATCAGGGTTTGCACCTGATCACCCGCTTTTGTTTACGGATCAGCCTATTTAGTTTTATGGTGCGTCCATGTTGTTTATAAAGAATAGAGAGAACATCCGTCTGTAGACATAGTGTCACCCCAACCCACCAGGTATCGGCTGCCCGTGCCAACCCGCGCACCTGGTGAGCAAGGCCACGCCTAGCGGCTGCCCCTACTGTGCTCTATTCGGTTTTCTAGGTTCGGTGCCAACCTACCAGCAGCCATGGCGCTAGTGGAATGGGTTGTTAACATATCGAAACATATGGGCAGTGGTCACCCGATGAAGGATGAACCGCGCACGCGATCTATATATGCATGGATTGCCCACAGATCACTTCAGATTCTACGGTAGCTAACCGTACAATTAGCTGAGAACGGGTCGCAATAGTGCTGGTATAGCCCACCTAGCCCAGTCTGCTCTACTAGATAACATAACTAGCGCGCTGATTTACCAGGAAAAGGGGGGCATGGGGGTGATTCTGCGCCCTTCCTATAGCGATAAGGCTTGAGAAATTTCTGTCAAAAATCTAAGGACACCAGATACTCCTCCCCCAGACCAGCTTCTCGAATCATCGAGTTGCACCCATCCCGGTTTAACCGATACCAATCCTCTTCACTCATTCTGAGAAGCTTAGCTCCTAACTTGATATTACAAAGAAGAGGTCTTGACTCATACACAGAACACTTCATATCCTCCGTCAACATCTCACACGCTCCATCCTTGCGAGTCTTATACGGAAACCTCCGTACCAACTCCTCAATAACTGGATGCTCATGAGACATGTCTAGGATCGCCTGTATGCGTTTACAACACTCACCGCACCCAGTACACGGATAATCCATTACTCACGCCTCCAGGGAGCTTGTAGACGCATCTCAGGAAGTAATTCAGATGTAGGTGATTTAGTCTCGGTATAAATCGGGTCTGGTAATGACACAACAGGTGAATCAATCTTCTCGTACTCCTCCACCGCCTTACTCACCTCATTCTCAATACGAGCATTAAGGAGATGCTCCTCAAGATAAAAAAGGAACCCCAGGATCAGGTGATCTAACCAAGGGATTCCACGCTTTAACTTTTGATGGAGGACTTTAAACTCAGGTAATCTCAGCTTCTGTTCCACATTGCTTCACAGACATTAGGCACGTGTTGCATTAGTAAACCCTTTACTTGAAACGCTAAGGATTGATGTTCAGCTTGGGTCCCATTGCCACACCTCAGATCGCAGTAATGCAACCAAGACCGAATGGTTCCGTTCATATAGAGACGTGAAGGACTAGACATGGGTAGTACATCCCTAGCACACTCCTTAGCGACACCAGAGGAGACCATCTCACGATAGAGATCTTCACTCTCAGCAAACAGTTGATGGATACGTCGATAGAAGGACTCCTTCTTTTCAGTAGCTAGGTCATCGATGCTGTTCTGACGGTTCTTGGTGTCCTGTCTCCGCAGTGATGGGATGATTGGACTCCCGATAGTTGTTACGTCAGCATATCTTTGGGAGAACTCTTGAAAGCTAAAGCTACGGTGTCGAAGGATCTGGGCTGCGATAGATCGAGTAGTACTGATCTCTACACACATGTTCACCATTTCAAACGGTGACCAGTGATGATGATCAATAAGGTATTTAATTAGTTTAGCACTGGTCTCAGTGTTTGATTGATTACTAGGGTTACTGACTCGTGCCATATACGAGATCAGTTCTTCACTATCGGGAGTGATGTGGATGAGATTAACGGTATGAGGCATTGGGTTTAAAGTCGGTTTGTTTGTAACTACTAGCTAGTAAGTCATCCCAAGAGGTAGGGATATAACGTTTACGAGTACTTACCCGATATTGGGAATCGTAGTAATCATTACTGACTTTTACTTGCTTTAGTTCATTGAATGTCTTTGGTGAACGATGGGGGTAACCATAGGGAAGGTTACGGTGTGTTCTAGACATAGTATTTTTTTATATACCGGAATGAATCCTGTATCATCAGGGGTCATCATTTAGGGATGACCAGGGATGATCCCGATTCAGTCTCCTCTAACCCCAAGTTAGTGAGTTTAAGAAGATAGGATAAGATATATCCAATCACCCGCTTCGCTGAGGATATAAGTATCCAGTACTAGTTAAAGTACTAGTTTTGTGTCATTTGAATTTAACTAGTACTAACCCAGTACTCAAAGGGATGTCCTTCCCCAGGGACATCAAAGAGGGGGAGTTGGGGATCACGTCTTCGTGAGACACGACTCCCCCCCATCTCTCCCCCATCCCCCGTTATAGTGAGTCGTCAGCCAGAACCCAGTCCCCTACAGAGAAACCCAAGTCGGCACAGAACCACCTTTCTTAGCCCCTCTAGCCTTCTGACGGGTCTCCAGGTCCATCCCCAGGACCATGTGGTTAGCAGCACTCTGGGGGTCATCTAGGAAGGTTCCCAAAATGTCCATCCAATCTTCTTGTCTACGGGCTTTCACGGCTTCATAGGCGCTGATACCCATCGCATCTGTGAAGTACTTGACACCCTGAGCGAGACTATCGAGGCGGTCATCGTGACGGACGGCTCCCTTCTCCCGACACATGCGACTCATCTGGTAGAAGAGCATGTACAGGAGCCGATCCTCAGGTGCAGCATCTTTGTTTGATGAATAATCCCACTCCACCACCCCTCGATCAATGATCAGACGGTGTTGATTCATCACAGGTTCTAGGGCATCGATGATGCGGTCTTCTTTACGGACGTTGGCACGGACTTCTTCAACGTCGATGGCTTGTTTGGTCTGTTGGAGGTGCTTCTTGAACAACTCTGCGACGATACCGTCACCGAAGTTGGTTTCGATGAGTAGTTTAGAAACATTGTAGCGCTTACACCCACGCAAGATGTCAAGAAGTGTGTTGTCGCTATAACCGTCGCGATAAGCTCGTACTTCGTGAACGTAGAGAAAGCCATTCCGTTGGGAGATATAGGTAGCAGCTGTTTCGTCACTACCCCTACCTGAGGGGTCAACGGAGCAGATGGTCTCAGTGAAGTCACCCCATTCCCCCTGGAGTTGCATCGGAGAGTAGAAGTAGTCACCAGGTAGGCCTACGGTGGGGAGATCCTTGAGGACATTCCTTGGATCTGAGCACCACACCACGGAATCGGGAGCTTGGGTTGGGTTAACTGAGGTGATGACAAGATCACTGAACTTAAGTGGGAACTTCTCAGCATCGCTAAGAGTAGTATCCAACATAAATTGGAGCATAAAGTTACTCCGGCCCATCGCAGCTTCCCGCTCTAGGAGGTCATCACCAGAGAAGCGATCTGGGTCTGTGACATCCCACGATTCAGCGCCCATGTCAATGTCTTCCTGGAGCTGTGGAGCCAGGAGACCCTCATAATTACTCAGGGAACGTGGATACCGAGCTGGCCAGACGAACGGTCGATAGTTCCTCTCAGCGAGCTTGCGGTAGATGGTGAAGGTGGTCTGGGGAGTACCCAGGTACATGATTCGTGAATCCTTCTTTGGCGTAAGGATCGACTCTGCCTCCGTACAAAGTTGGAGGAGTTTCTCACGCATCATCTCGGTCATCGAGTTACCAGGCACTTCGATGTCATCCAAGATCATCAAATCTGCCCGACTACCAGTGAGCTGACCGGTGATACCAACGGACTTCACGGAGGGTGCTTGGTGAGGTGAGCAGTTCACATCAAAGCTAATACGTGACCAACGACTGTCATCTGCCTTTGGTCTGAGGTGACTCAACCAAGGTGTCTCGATGATCAGCTTCTGAAGAAAGATCGACATGTTATCCGCCCGTTCTTTCGAGGCGGAGATGATCATGATCTTCTTTTCAGCGTTATTAAAGAGTGTCCACAACACAAAAGCTCCAGTAATCCAAGATTTTCCGACTCCTCGAAAGGCTTGGATCTGTAGACGCTTTGGACCGTGTTGCAGGTAATCTGCGATTGCGTATTGAGCACGGGTAGGGGAGGGGAGATCAAGCTGTTGCCATAGGGCTTGAAGGAAGAGCTTGAAATCGCCCCTCAAGGAGGCGAGGATATCATTCATCTAAACACCCTTGAGACCAAAATGCATACCGTACTGGTTATACATTTTATTCATGCGGTCAAATTCTTTCTTTTGAACAGCAGGGCTTTGTTTGAGAATTGCTTTCTCGTGATCACGGAGAGTTTGGCGATCACTTTCAGACATATAGCCACCAGCAATCTTCAGACCACCCGTAGATGGCCTGGAAGGCTTATGATTATTCTTCATGGATAGGATGTATCTAAAACGATAAAGAGAGACCTTCCCGGGGCAGGGAGAGGCCTCTCAGAGGGTGTTAACGATCAGCCACCGTACCGGCGCTTCTTCTTATCGTATTCAGAGGTAGTAGAGTTGATCTTGGCTTTGGTGTCAACCTTAGACCCATCCACCTTTTCACCACTGAAGTTGGACTCGGTGTTGAACTTACTGGTAAGGTTCTTGGCAGCAGAGGACTGAGCTTTATCCTCACGATCCTTGATCCGACCAACCATGTCCTTCATGAGGGGATTATTGGTCTTACTGGTTCCGTAGTTACCCGATTCACGGTTAGCCGTAGAGGCAGAGACACGCCGCTCAGAGGGAGGGGTAGCAGCAGTGGAGGCCTTACGGGCGGGGGAGGTCGAGCCACTCCTACGTGGGGTAGAACCACCCCTGGATGGGGTACTGGAGCTACCACCACTGCCAGCAGCAGGCGGACGAGCGGCAGTAGGGATTGTTACATTACCAATGTTCTTCAGATAGTCCTTTTCATCTGCTAGTTGCTGACGGCGGTAGTCGTTGTACTCTTGGCTACCGGTAGGTACAGTACGGCGTGTGTCTGAGACACGAATACCACGACTGCTACGACCGTTGGCATCTTTGCTGACGGGCTTGTCTTTACCAAAGAGATTTTGGCGAACCTCGTTGTAGACCTTACCCTTTTCGTTCACGTACTTCTTATCAAGCTGGTCCTTAGAGAGGAATTGATCCTGTACTGCACTAACAAGACCAAGTACAGTAGCAGCAGCACCACCACGACCAATAAGACGGCCAGCACCAGGATTTGGACGGGCAGCGGGTTTAGGTGCAGCAGCAGGCCGTGGTACTGAGGGAGCAGTACGACCTGAACCACTAGGCCGGAGATTGGCGTTAGTACCGGGGGGTTTGGGGCTAGAGGCAGGTCCACTCACATTGCCAATGGAGGGTCGCGTGGGACGAGGAGTACCCGGAGGCAGTGCAGCCCTAGGAGTACCAGTCACACGTGCAGAACCGTTGCTAGTGCGCTGGGAAGCATTGGTGACACGAGCGCCGCTAGCGGGGGGCTTACCGTTAGAGCCCGAAGTAGGCTTAGCTGTTGATACTGCAGAACGGTTGCCACGACCCTTAGAGGTGGTAACAACAGGAGGCTTAGTGGGTTTACGGCCAGAACGATTGCCAGAAGAAGTAACTTTAGGTGCCATAATTAATTAATCCAAGATAAAATAGTTTGCTCTTTATTTGGGTTCTCCCCAAAGGTTGCTCTCATCCACAAGAGCCAGTTTTGACTTCCTTTTGACCGATTACATTCCTTACAACTTGGCACAAGATTGGAGGTAAGGTTTGGCCCTCCAAATGTTTTCGGACGAACATGATCTAAGGTCAGTTCATCCGGTTTATAAGTTAATCCACAATATACACATTGACAGTTAAAGTGTTCTTTAATTGCACGACGATGTAGCCTTTTAGCTTCAGAGCTTGTCATCGTTATTAGGTTGTGGAGATAATGATCAGGTGACGGGAAGAGTGGAGTCATTACCGCCTTTTAATCTTCAAAGAAGTGTTGTTAGAAGCCTTATATTTGTAGTCAGATGGATTGCCACCGTTGTACTTAGCTGCACGATCATTGGAGCGTTGAGCTGGTGTCATTGCACCACGCTTCTTTCCTTTTGACGTAGCCTTTCCTTTGGCATTGACATTCCCAGACTTACGCAATGCTGATTGAGCAATCGCGTATGCAGCCCCAGAATCATGGCCCCGATCCTTCAGCTGCTTTACAAGGCGCTTCTTAATTGCTGGCACCATTAGCGTTTACCATTTGTCTTACGTGCTCCTTTGGCACGATTAACTTTTCGCGGAACAATCCGTAGGTTGTTCTTGGAATTATTCATCGGGTTGTTATCCTTGTGGTCTACTTCATGACCCTCAGGGATATCACCCATAGATCGACGTGCTCTGGCTCTGGCAGCGTCTTCTTTACGGTGTTTGCGGCGGTAATCTTTTAGATATGTGGAACGAGCTTTATACTCGGCTTTCCAATCTCGTGCCATTCATACGACTCCGAACTAGTTCTGGATCAATCTTGGGCAGGATGCTTGCAAGTTGATCAAGGGGGGAACCTTCAAGAGCAATGCCACTGATGTCGTTATTCTTCAGCCAGTCACACATGGCTTTAAGATCTTGAGTGGTGGCTTCTCCACTCTTGATGCGACGGAGATACTCCTCAGTGACAAGGCGGTGCAGCTCGTTGAACTGCTCCTCTGTGGCTTTAGTTTTTTTAGCCATTTCTAAGTAATACGATCTGATCAAGTTTCGATTCGATCCTTATCATGTGGTCCTCCATCTTTTGGAGTGCAGCAGCGAGTTCTTGCCTTGGTACGTATTTCTCAGCAAGACGGATCTCAATACCATCAATCCGTTTGTCGATCTCTTCCATGCGTCCGTTTGATCTGTTGTTGACAGCAAGAACTCCCCCACCAGCACCTAAAACTAGAGTGATGACTCCAGTTACAACGGCTTCAATCATGGGCTTTAAGCAGGGCGATAAGTTTCGTGGCATACATGGGGTCCGTAGCGTAACCTTCTCGAACTAGAAGCTTGGCGCATTCTTCAGGTGAGGAGGCACGGTTAACACCCTTATATCCTTTGTAGTCTTTGTACCACTTATTGATTAGGTCGGTGACACAGTCCTGCAGGGAGGGGTAGTTCTTGAACCAGGCGTTGACTTTCTTCTCCATCCCAGCGATGAATTCAGTGGTTTTGACAAGGGTTCCTTCGCCTTCCTTCCCTTTGATTCCAAAGAAGTTGTTCTTACCTGAGGTATGTTTACCCCACCCGGATTCAAGAGCCCATTGAGCAGCGACCACTTGGGGGAACTTGGCCCCGGCTTTAGCGGCTGCAGTCTTGACTCCTTCCCAGGTATTGGCGATGAGTTGAGGAGGAGGTGTGGTGGAGCGGAAGGTCATGAACCAACCCGTGCGGGGACCTTCGATCTCCCAGCGCCTTAGCCAGTCCTTCCATAAATACTTGACTTCCTTACCATCCTTACCAACAGTGACGTACCCTCCGTTGACGTTATCCATCTCACCATAGGGGTCATGGAAGATGCCGTTGTTACCGTCATCCCCGATAAGAAGCATCCAGTGACCACCACCTCTAGGACTCGTCACGGGGCCGTAGTGGAGTATCCCAGTGGCTACAGGGAAGCCCTCATCCAACTCCTTGCGGAGGATCTGACGGCTGCCATTACGGTAAAAGGTTGCCAGCACTCCGTAGTCAGCACAGGCCTTAATATGGGAGGTAGATTGAGTTGTATCGCCGTATTTGAGTACGGTCTTTAGATAGTCATCATCAGCATTACTACCACGCAGGGCATCAGGCCGGAGATACTTGATAGCCATAGCACATGTCGAGCTATAACACATCCGATCTCCGTGCCTGGTTGCACTGTCTGTCTGGAGGTAATACTGAGGTACGCTCAGCTTTACCATCGGGACTCAATCCCGAAGAAGCTTTTTAATCTGTTCGATCTTGTCGTCTTCCTTACGAAGGGGCTTCAGAGCACCCACAGCGTTGGCAAGGAGTTGAACGATACCGTTGGACTTGAACTTGCTTTGACCGATAACTTCGGAAGCAAGGAAAAGAAGGAAGAAAGTGACGGTCTCAATGGAGACCTTGATGCCAAATAGAGTTAACATAATACTTATTAAGTAATGGTTTCGTCAACAACGGGTGAGGGTGTTTCCCAAACATTAAACTCAGGACCAGTTACATAAGCAGCAAGCTCGTCAGTGGTCGCTGTAGTCTCCAGGAAGGCCTCCTTTTGGTTACTTAGGGCTCGTACTTCAGTTCGACGAGTTAGAACGCTCTGAGGGGCTGCTAGGCCAGTCTCAGAAGCCCTAGTGATGTACCAGTCAGTTTGGGAAAGAAGGGAGCCTGCAGTCTGTTTGACTTGACCGACCCACTGCTCTACGAGTTGAGCGTGGTCTTTCGGGATCCCTGTATCCCAGTAGAAACGTTGGTCTACCTGGATCGGATCGGGTTCTTCCGTGATGCCAATAGCCTCACGTTCCTCAGGAGACGAAAGACGGAGCCAGTTAGCAGGGTATTGGACACCCGTGTCGGGATCGGTAAACGCCACGTCTGGGCTCAATGGCTGATTGTCAAAGATGAACATGGTCTTAAAGCGATGGGTTGAGGTTAGCGGGGCTGGTAGTCGTGTTCACTACTGGGGCCGGGTTTGTGTCATCGGGCGCGGGCGTATTGGAAAGGGTTTTCGGCGAAGGCTGCCCACACAAAGGTGCCACCTGAAGCGTTTGTTCCAGCATTGCTGGTGCGGCACTTAAACCCATTGGATAAATAGTCCAGAGTGTTCTGGCTTGTGTCGCCAACAGTGGCAAGATCATTTTCAGCGTTTGATGTGTTGGCTGCCAGCTTGAGATCTACAACATTGTATGTATTGCGGGTAGCGTCTTGGATGATCCAATGATTTGTTGTGTCTGTACGTTTAATCATCACCCACCTAGGCCTAAACCCGGTGTACACAAACGGCCCATCTGCGCTGCCATTGCCGGTGTAGCTGCCGAAAGAAGAGTACCCGGCTACTGGGGCGAAGCAGTAGGCGACATGATTGCCAACTCCTTTCCAGGAAGAAGGGCCGACACTGAACACGGTCGAGGTGGGGTTAGTGTTATTCCACGGATCTGTCTCCGACGAGAATGCTGCAGTGCTGTTAAGAATCAAGCGGCCACCAGGGCCAAGGGCTCTGACGTAGACATCCCAGTTAGCCGTGCCATCCCTGAACTTGCTCAAGATGAGCGATGGTGCAACTCCCAATCCGTGGCCAATGGTGCTTGCCCCCACGCCGCTGCCGTGGTTGTACGTGACCACACTGAACCCCGCACTCGCATTAGCCCGCACCTGACTAGAGATGGAGCCTACGGTGTTCGTGACGGTGGAGCTGCCGGCGTCCCAGCACCAACCAACGAAAGTATCGTTTAGATCATTATAACTGGTGGAGCCATCGACAATAAACCCGTTGCTGGCAAAGTCTAAATAGACGGTATCTTCAGCATTTGTGCCGTTGCTGCGTAGTCGCAAGTCGGCGCCGCGAACGGTGTCAAATAGTCCGTGGCTAAACGCTTGGTTGCGAAACTTAGCCCACACAAGATCAGGACTAAATGGGGTGGAAATTGTCCGGTTGTTATTGCCGTTCCCAGTCCAGATGACTGTTTCAAAAACCGTGGAAGGCTTTGTGACTACTGGGGCCGGGAGGTTAGCCGTATTGAGCGCCTTGAAGCCGCTGGGGGCCGTGTAGGCGAAACTTCTTTGGCCCCAGTTGCAAGCAGCCGTAAAGGTGTTAGCGCCCGATCCGTCACCGATTGCTGGGAAGTAAGTCCCTGCAGGCAGACTGCTATACGCGACGCCTTGGCCCACCCCATTGTTGTAGAAAGTAATTTCTCCAGCATCTAGGTTCAGCGCAACGCCAATAACGTCATTAACAACTGCCGCTGCACCATAAGCCCCCGACGTATTGTTGTTGTACTTGACTTCGCCTCCTGGGTAGTAGCTGTAGCTATCTGCTGTAGCTCCTGGGAAGGATGCGACGTTGGTTGATGTCCTGGTGATGCCAATGATGCCACGTGGGTTGGTGGTGCTGGTTGCGGTAAACGTGACTTCCCAGTACCACTTGCCCGTGGATACGCCATGCGTAGCAACTGTTGTGCCTTCGGAACCACTGGAGCTGTAAGCGACATCAAGGTTTCCATTGGACAGCGTTGCTTGAACCCCCAGTGCTAGCGGGTTCCAAGTGCAGTAATTTCCCCTTACCTCACCCCCCGCCCCGGTATCCGTCTGTGCCCCATTAGTGGGAACGTCAACCACTGAGTCATTTCCTGCACCAGCGGTGACGGATAAGTTGTTCGGCGTCCAGTTGTTGCCGTTGCCAGAAGTGTCCTTCCCTAATGTGGTCGCGGTTGCTGCACTGTTGTCCGCGAACTCAAGGTGGAACCCGTTGGTGCCGTAGCTGCCGGTGTACGCCTTGGGGTTCCACACGCCGGTGGTGGCGGAGAACTC